AGAGATAAATAAAATCACTGGGGACATTTTGTCCCCAGATTTATTTTACATAAGATTTGAATATTAAACACTAAAACATTATATTTGTACTAACATATTGAACGATATGAGTTCAACATTATTTATTATTTATTAAGGAGTTACATCATGGCTATCAATCTTGATGCAATTAAAAATCGTCTGTCTTCATTAAAAAACACAAACAATCGTGTTTCAAACATTTGGAAACCAGAACCAGGTGAACATCAAATCCGAATTGTTCCTTATGTTCACAACTTAGAAAATCCATTCATTGACCTTTACTTTCATTACAACATAGGAAAGCGTTCTATTCTTTCTCCTGTAACATATGGTCGCCCTGACCCTATTCTTGAGTTTGCTGAGAAGTTAAAACAAACAGGTGACAAAGAAGATTGGCTAATGGGAAGAAAGCTCGAACCAAAAATGAGAACATATTTACCAGTTATTATCCGTGGACAAGAATCTGAGGGTGTAAAGTTTTGGGGATTTGGTAAAATGATTTATGAAGAACTTTTAACATTTTTTGCTGATGAAGATTACGGTGATTTATCCGATCCTAAAAATGGGCGTGATATTGTAGTTACTGTTAAGTCAGCAGAAGAAATCGGTAAGTCTTATGCAGAAACATCTATTCGTGTTAAACCAAAACAAACACCACTTACAGAAAATGCTGCGGTTCTTGAGAAAGTTAAACAGCAACCAAAAATCAATGAACTTTATCCAGAACCAACTTATGATGAATTAAAATCCCAATTACAAACTTGGATGGGAACTACACACGAAGATGTTGTAAAAAGTTCTACAAACAACACATATGGTAAAACCAGTAATTCAGAAGAACATACAAAAGCGGTAACTTCTTCAACAGTTGCTTCTTCTTTCGATGACTTATTTTAATAGGGATATACGTTATGGCAAAATCAAAGAGTGACTTATCCGATGAACTCGGTGGAGTTATTGCAGAAACAATAAATAAAAAGTTCAAAGAACAGCATTTTAAAACCGCTTATTTTCTTGAGGGTGATAGTGATGCACCCACGATTGTAAAAGAATGGGTTGGTACTGGCTCAACAATTCTTGATTTGGCAATTTCAAATCGTAAGAATGGTGGATTTCCAGTCGGTAGAGTGTCTGAAATAACAGGATTAGAACAATCAGGTAAATCATTGTTAGCAGCACATGCTCTACTAAATACTCAAAAAAAAGGTGGACTTGCAGTTTACATAGATACGGAAAATGCAATATCTCCTGAGTTTTTAACCGCAATTGGTTTGAACCTTAAAGATATGCTTTATATTCCATTAGATACGATGGAAGATGTTTTTGAAGCGGTTGAGGTTATTATAGAGAAAGTTCGTTCCTCTGATAAAAACAAATTAGTTACAATAGTTATTGACTCTATTGCCGGTGCATCTACTAAAACAGAGATGGCTGCAGATTTTGATAAAGATGGTTATGCTACGGCAAAGGCACTTATCATTTCAAAAGCAATGAGAAAAATAACAAACTTAATCGGTAGAGAAAGAATTTGTTTGATATTTACAAATCAACTTCGTCAGAAATTAAATGCGCCAGCATTCTCCGATCCTTGGACAGCACCTGGCGGTAAAAGTATTCCTTTCCATGCCTCTGTTAGAATTAGATTGTCTTCTATTGGTGCTATAAAAGTAAAAGTAGATGGACATGAAGAAATCGTTGGTTCAAGAGTAAAGGCTAAATTAGTAAAAAATCGTTGTGGTCCTCCTCTGCGGGAATGTGAATATGAAGTATACTTCGATTCAGGAATCGATGATTACAGTAGTTGGTTAACAACTATGAAGGACTATAAGTTGGTTGATCAGGCAGGTGCTTGGTATTCATGGACAAACAAAGAAACGGGTGAAGTTATTAAATTTCAATCGAAAGATTTTGTTGAAAAAATTATGAATCATTCAAAATTAAAAGAAATGATTTATGATGAAATTGCAGAAAAGGTAATTATGAAATACCAACAACTTGACTCTGCTCGTATTGATGAAGTAATTATTTCAAATCAGCCAATTGATGATGAAGTATAATGAACAAGTATCAGAAACTACTTCAAGAAATAGAAACTGAGAAAGAACTACAAGGTAATTTACACCGCGATAGTAAGGTTTTGATTGTAGATGGAATGAACTTATTTATAAGAACATTTTCAGCTATTCCTACTCTTAACGAGGATGGGCAACACATCGGTGGTCTTTCTGGTTTTCTCCAATCACTCGCTGCAACAGTCCGTATGGTTAATCCCACACGGGTTGTTGTGGTCTTTGATGGGAAGGGTGGTTCACTAAGAAGAAAGAAAATATATTCAAATTACAAGGAAGGTAGAGCAAATAAATCTAAATTAAATAGGGTTGCGGGTTTTGAGAATCTTGAGGATGAACAAAAGTCTATGAGGTTTCAACTGTTTCGTCTGTTTACTTATTTACAGAATTTGCCATTAACCATTATATCGATGGATAATATTGAGGCTGATGATGTTATTGCCTACCTTTCTTTTTATTTGAAAGAACAATCTGTTATATTATCGAATGATAGAGATTTTTTACAGTTGGTATCAGAACAAGTTTCTGTGTATTTACCAACGAAAAAAAAGTTATATACACCGGAAAATCTATTAGAAGAAACGGGAGTATGGTGTGAGAATTTTATTTTATTCAAAGCATTATTAGGCGATAAGAGTGATAACATTAAAGGTATTAATGGGTTTGGTGAAAAAACAATATTGAAACATTTCCCAATACTTTCAGAAAAAAGAAAAATTGATTTAGATATGTTCGTAGAATTTTGTAAATTGTATGATAATAAATCTAAAGCAATCAATGAACTCAAAAATAACATTAGTGTATTAGAAACTAACTATAAGATTATGCAATTACACGATGTTGATATTTCACAAAGTTTTAAATCATCTATACGTGGCATGGTCGATGGTGAAATCCAAAAACTAAATAAAATGGAATTGGACAAATTATTTATAGCAGATAAATTATACTCTGCTATACCTAATTTTGAACACTGGTTGCAAAGAAATTTTGGAAATCTAAATACGATTCGGAATATATATGCAGGATAATTTATCCCAATACGGTCAAACGTTTCAAACAAAAGTAATTATTTCACTATTAAAAGATAGAGAATTCTTACAACAAGTGTCAGACATTATAGATCCAACTTATTTTGAATCACAGGCAAACTCTTGGTTAGTTGAGAAGATTATTTCTTATTATGAGAAATATAAAAGTCCGCCAACATCAGACGTATTCAAATCTGAATTACTAGTGGTAGATGATAAAGTATTGAAAACAACGGTAGTTGATGCACTTAAACAAGTAAAAAAGTACACAGACAATTCTGATGATGAGTATGTTAAAAATACTGTACTTGAATTTTGTAAAAATCAAAAGATGAAAATAGCGATATTAGAATCAGTTGATTTGTTAAGAAGTGGTAAGTATGATTTGATTAAAAAGAAAATTGATAATGCACTTAAAGCAGGAGCGGATAAAGATATTGGACATGAATATAAAATTGATGTAATATCTCGCTATGCAGAAGGTGCGAGAGTGTGTGTTCCAACTGGTTGGAATGTTATCAATGACATTATGTCAGGTGGGTTAGCAGCAGGAGAACTTGGTGTATTAGTTGCACCAGCAGGCGGTGGTAAGTCATGGGGCTTAGTGAGTGTTGCTGCAAATGCAGTTAAAGCAGGTAAACGTGTTATTTATTATACACTTGAATTGAATCAACATTATGTTGCAAGAAGATTCGATGCTTACTTCACAAAGATTGCTTTTCAAAACTTAGGCGAAGAACACGCACAAGAAAAAATTAAATCGGCAATGGAGAACTTAAAAGGTGAATTGATTGTTAAATATTATCCAACAAAAACTCCATCGATTAACACACTCACTTCGCATATAGAGAAATGTATTAGTCAAGGTAAACCACCCGATTTGATTATTGTTGATTACGCAGACTTGATTAAACCCGCAAAAGCAGGTGATAAGAGATTAGAGTTAAACGATATTTACGAAGACCTTAGAGGAATTGCAGGTTTATATCAACTTCCAATTTGGACTGCTTCACAAGCAAATCGTTCTTCATTGGAAGACGATGTTATCGAAGGTGGTAAGGTTTCAGAATCATATAATAAAATGATGATTGCTGACTTTGTAATGTCACTATCAAGAAAGTTAGATGATAAAGTTGGTGGTACGGGTAGATGGCATATTATTAAAAATAGGTTTGGTCCAGATGGCATGACGTTTCCAAGTAAAGTAAACACAATGACTGGCCATATAGAAATATACGAACCTAACTCCGATATGGGTAAAACTGTAACGGTTACTATGAAAGGTGAAAAGAATGTAAAGAAAGCACTTTCACAAAAATTTAAAGAGTTGGAAGGATTTTAACACTAACACATATTTATATTATGTCATACTTGAATACACCAATACCCATTATTGATGGGTATATTCGAGGTAACTTTTTGAGAGATCAAAAAGATTCCTTTGATAAAAAATTCCCATGTTTTATATTTGGATTTACTTCTATACCTGGTCAAGCACCTTTGTTTCATTTTGCAATGGAAGATGGTGGTTTATGGTGGAGAATGCCAATACACGCTTTTTGTTGGAAAGAAGATGCACCACAACAGGAACTTGACGAGCTTGTACTTTGGGATTCATTCTCGTATCATGTAAGCGTGACACAGTTTCCGTACTTGAAGAATAAGGTTTGTGGATTTATTTCTCGAAGGAGAACTGAATACAAAGGAAAGTATTTGTTTACATTAGATTGGGCAGCAAGTACAAATTCTGGCGATACTGACTATTTATTCTCGGAATATCCATCACAACATAAGTGCGGACACGTGATAATGATGGATAACGGTAATTTTGCCATACAACCCAATAATCGTTTCAGTCTCCACGATCCGTCATTCACTACCAAGGAAAAACCTGTGATAGATAGAATGTACAATAACACCCTATGGACTGCGGAGCGAAATCATAGATGGGTTACACCAGATACGGAAAACATGAATTATGATCACACGGATTTAGATGCGGGTGAATCTAATGAAGAACGATCAAATCACTATAACGAGAGGTTAAATGAAAACACGAATCAGTCATTTAAACGGTGAATATCAAAGCGATACAGCAGCCGATTTATGTGAGGTGTTTTGTGAACCCGAAGGAGAGACCTATCGGGAATTATTTGAAGCGGGTTGGCTTCCAACCGAAAAAGGTGAGTGGTATCAGTCAAGGTCATCGAGGGTTAAAATAGAACCTATTTCCTCAAGACGCAGATACCAACTCAAGAAAATAAACGTAAGTACTACTGGCGATTATCAGAAGATATTTGAGCAATCAAAATATCTTTACGATGAAAAAGCGCAGCAATTTTTAGATACCGTATTATCTTATAAACACGAAATATATTATTTTAATAATGATGTGTTTGGTGTTCTAAATTGGTTTGATGAAATACCATATTTCTCATTGGTTTTTGGTGGTAAATTAAAACGCGATGGAGTAACTACATTGTCCTGTTATTATTTTATTGACAAACTCGTTGGAAATGCATATCCTTATCTTTACATAAGTGAGTGGTATGAACAATTCTATTATAAATCACACTATCCTAATTTTGAGTGGTGGGATGGCCAAAAATGGAATGAAGGTAATTTTTAAAAAAATTAAAAAAAACCAATTTTTTTATCTGAAACGGTATAGTTATTGCTATACCGTTTTGTTTTTTACAATAAAAATGATGTTTTCAATAAAAAAATGATGGAGAAATAGATGAATATTAGTAATAGAATTCTTTCTGAGATAACAGTATATATGAAATATGCGCGTTACTTACCAGAAGTGAATAGAAGAGAAACTTGGAATGAGTTAGTAACAAGAAACAAAGAAATGCATCAACGCAAATATCCTAAACTAGTAGATGAAATTGAAAATGTCTATAAGTTTGTTTATGATAAAAAGGTACTTCCATCGATGCGTTCACTTCAATTTGGTGGTAAGCCAATTGAAATTTCACCAAATAGAATTTACAACTGTGCGTATTTACCAATTGATGATTGGCGTGCATTTGCTGAAGTAATGTTTCTTTTACTTGGTGGTACAGGTGTAGGTTATTCAGTTCAAAAGCACCATGTAGAACAACTTCCTCCTATCCATAAACCAAAATCTAAAGAACGTCGTTATCTTATTGGCGATTCAATTGAAGGTTGGGCTGATGCGGTTAAGGCACTACTAAAGTCTTATTTCACAGGTGGTTCTTCTATTCGATTTGATTATTCAGATATTCGTCAGAAAGGTGCTCGTTTAATTACAAGTGGTGGTAAAGCACCTGGTCCCGAACCACTTAAAATT